TAATCTCCGCTGTTTGTCGCCATGCCACAATATTGATAAAATCCGCTTCACGATCACCATTTTGGTTCTTGAACGCGCGGTTTACAGCAAGCGTTCCTGTTAATACGCTTGTGTTACTCGCTGTTTGTTTCAGTTCTGGTGCTTTAGTCAAGCGACCAATTAAATTTACGTTATTCATATTAGATACCTGCCTTTTCTTTCATTTTTGTAATAAATGCTTCTGCTTCATTTACCTTATCTGTTGTAATGTTCTTTATCATCGTTGCTCCAACATGATTTAGCAATGCTCCCATGATTGAACCATCATTTTTTCCAGTTGCTTCGATAATTGCTTGTACGTCATTCTCATACTGCTTGACTTTTTCAGCCGAAATGTACTGTTTTGTTTGTACTGTTCGAGCTGTTTTCTGTTGACGCTGTGGCTCCTTGGGTTGTGTTGCTTCGTTGCCATCATCGTCTTTATCACTTGTGATACCAAAGATAGCACTTAGCGCATAACGTTTAGCGTATGTAATTACCGAGCCGAACGCTTGCGGGTCGTTTTTAACAGGTTTCATTTTAAGCGGTGCATACTCAATCCATTCACCGCTTGAATGCATGACTAACGTCGTAACTGCCACCATGTTGTCATCGAAACTTGGCTCTTGCGAGAAGCTAAGCCCGTTTTTTGTCGCTGCCTCTGTGATGCTTTCAGCGACATTTGCTAGCGGTACATATGTACTTTTGAAAAATGGGTTTTCCGCATCTTTCAAGGGTTGTTTCATTTCTTGCTGTGTTTTAGCAAATGCTTTTGCTAGTTCTGAAATACTTTCTGACTTTTTCATTATTTCACGCTTCTTTCCAGCATAATGTCGCACAATTTTTCTTCGACGTCGTAACTTTGGCGTCGTTGTTTGCGTTCTTCTTGAATCTGTCGCTGTTTCTCCTTGATTAGTGTTTTTACGTCATCTATTTCAAATTGACTTTGCTCGCTCGCAAGAACGTCTTTAATTAAGACTTCTATTTTATTAATTATCTCTGTATTAAAGCTTTGCCATTTGATTTCGATTAGTTCATCTTCTTTATATTTTGGCAATTGAATGTAACCGAGTTTTTGGTGAAAGTATTCAGCACTTGTGTATTCGCCAAACTTAACAACCAAGCTCGTGTCCTTGTCAATAAATAATCTCATTTATCGTCTTCCTTTCGTTTTTTTCAAATTCCAAATTTCACGCTTCAAGCGTTTGTTTTCTTGCTGCAAGCTCACTATCTTATCTTGATATTGATTGATAATTTCACCGTATTCAGTAGCAAGGTTTAGATAGTCGCTCGTCCTGCTGTAGTACGCTTGCTCGTAATCTTCTTCTAAAACTATCATGTTGACCTCAATCTAAAATGTGCTGCTTGACATCTACTCGATAATCAAGTGGAAAGTTAAAGACAATCGCTAAACGCTTGTCTGTTAGATCTTGAATTTCTTCGACAAGCTCATCATCAAGTCTAATTTCAATCATGCTCGCACCTTTAATTTCTTCAAGCAGCTTTCAAATTCATTCAGCGCATCTTCGTATGCTTCAATTTTAACTTCGTAATCTTCAATCTCTGCATAGCAGCGATATACTTCATCTTCAAGAAAGCTAATCCTATCTAATAAGCTCTGTACGTCCATATTTTCCTCTCTAGTAAACTATTTGCTTTAGTTGAAACATTTTACTGTCTCTAGCTAACTTCGCTATTAAATCCTCCGTATCAAGCTTTAAAAGCATAGCTCTAATTTCTTTCGAATAGCTGTAATAATTCTGCTCGAATTGTTTGATAAGTAGTTCGTTCATACTTCCCATCCTTTCCAGTATTCAGCAAGGTTAACCGATGTAATGGCTGTCACTGTTTTCTGTGATGTCAAGATTTGCTCCTTGTATGGTAGCAATCCTATATTGCGCTCTAAATCGTTTTTCGGCAGGTAATAACCGCCTCGTCTCATTCTNCGGCTTGCAATGATTGGTTGTTTAAATTCGCTTCTCAAGCGCTCTACAGTTTCTTTAATGCTGCGCTCACTGATGTTAAATTCAGCTTTTAGAATTTTCAGCGGCACTGGTCGCTCAAAACTGCCGTGATTTTTGATGTAATTCAAAATGTTGATTTCTAGTTCGTTCATTTCCAAAGATTCATCCTTTCGTCTGTTTGGTTTTTAAATTGATAAACGTGTTCCTTGCCTACACCTTTGAAAATCCGTGAAAAGATACGTTTCCCATATCGTCTTTGAATTTCTGGCGGTGTTAAGTTGGTAGTAATAATCGTATTTGTTCGCTTGTTCAAAATACTGTAGATTAGGTTTGAAGACCATTCAGACGTCTTCTCTGTACCTAAATCGTCTAAGACTAAGTATTCAATTTTGTCATTCTTGTCTTTGCCAGAAAGCAAATTCGTATAGTACGATTCGAGCGAGAAGTCTTCTTTTACTTTCGCTACCAAATCAACAACGTTGATAACTGTAGCCAATTTTTTGTTGTAATCACTAATCGCTTTAATAGCGCTATAAGCTAAATGGCTTTTGCCAACGCCGCAGTCACCAATCAAAATAATATTGTTTTTAGCGCCTTTAATATACTCACGCGCTTCTTTCTTAATAAAATCTAAATCGGCTTGTCTTTCAGCTGTGTCAACTTTAAAATTGTCAAACGTTGCATTTTTGAGCTCATTGTCCATCAAGCTGAAATCTTCGAGATAGTACAGACGTTTCATCTCTTCGTTTCTCTTAAAGCTTTCTTGTGCCTTTTGCTCTTCAAATTCAAGCCGTTCTTCCTTATTGCATTGCGGGCAAATCACTGCGCCAGTCTTTGCAATTTTAACCATTTGACATTGATGTTTATCGCACCATTCTTTCGATTGATCCATCTTTGCTTCTGGGAATGGCATTAAAGTGCTTCGTGTGTTTGTAAATTCACTCATAAGCTAATACCCAGACCCTTGAATACCAAAGCCGACGAAGTCATCATTTTTACTTTTCCAACTTTGCTTTTTAAAACTTTCAGCTTGTTTGTGCTCTTCGTCATCTTTTGCGACTTGTTCCAGCGTTTTAATACCTTTCTGAGACCAGTTTTTCAAAATGCTGTTTAGATAGTAGAAGTTTCTAATATTGCTATCAGCACATCTTTCAATTGCATTTTGGACTACATCAATGTTCATTCCGTCAACTCCAACATATTCCATAATTCTTTGCATTTGTATTTCATCAAGCCAATTTAATCTTTTTAGCGAATTTCCGAGACTGCTATTTATATATTTATTATTTGATATATTAGTATTGATATTATTAGTATTGATTGCGTGTACTTTGTTCACTTCCAGAAGTGTACTTTGTTCACTTCCAGTGTGTACTTTGTTCACTTCCAGAAGTGTACTTTGTTCACTTCCGTTAATATACAACCTGTTTGGCTTGTTTCTTCCTTGTCTTACTTCTTCCAGCAATCCAACCTCGACTAGCTCTTTCTTGGCTTTTAGAACAGCTTTATTTGAGCAATTAAGCTCTTGCATGAATTGCTCAATTGTAAAATACATGTAGATCTGACCGTTATCGTCATACCATTTGTTTTTGATTGATAGCGTCCGACGGTCAAAAAGCAGCATATACATTAGTTTTGCTTTATCGCCCAAATTATTATAAGGTTCTTCTTTTAAAAGCCATTGCGGAAACTGGTAGAAAGCATTATTCTTTACTTCGTTAATATGCATTAATTTTATCTCCTATTTTTCATCAAAACGATTGCGTTAATCATACGCTTTCGCTTTCCATGTTTGACAAATATCTTCGCTTTCGCATTCTGGGCATTTAAGCGGTGGGTAGCTATCAACCACATCCCAACACTCTCCACAGTCCAAGCATCGGTATTCGTATACGTACATATTTACTTCTCCTTAAATTGCATCATCTGGTAGACCGTGCATTCGATTGTATTCAATTGCGCTTGTTTCCCAGCTTTGGTGATTTGGTTTTTGTTCTGTTTTTCCTTTTTTAGCTCGCATCCCGATAAAAGGCAACGTTAGCACGTATAGTAGTGCTGCCAAACTAAAACAAATGATAAATACGTTCATGTTATTTTTTCCCCATTCTTTTTTTGGTATAATGTAAGTAGGTTTTTTGGCAAGTCACTGATTTTTCAGTGGCTTTTTTATGCTCTCAGACTGGCTGATATAGCCCTAGTAGGCACTTTTCAGCCGGTTAAAAATAAATAGGAGATACTATCGTGTAAATGATTAAAAAATCTATATTGGTAAAGGAAAATCAAACATAGTCAAATTGATATTTATGAGTAATCACCTACTAGAGCCGTATCAACCAGCCTGAAAGCTTGTTTAATCAATGTTCAACATCTTGAACTTTAAATTTAAAAAAATATAGGTTAATTTCATTGTCTGGAATTTTTAACAATTCGCACGCTTTTGAAATTTCATCCTGTCGCCAACGTCTTTTGTTATTAGTTTTTGAAGAAACAGACCTTACGCTTAGGTTCATGCTTTCAGCGAATTTCTTTTTTGATCCAAAAACTTCAACAATTCGTCCGTTTAGTTTTGAATAATCATATAGCATTTGATGCTCACCTCTTTCATTTTGTTCAATCACTTGAACTTTATGGTTTTATTATATCCTCCTCAAAAAATAAAGTCAAGTAATTTTGTTCATTTTTTTGAACTTTTTTTGCTTTT